TTTGTCCGGCTACGGCTCGACGCAACGATATCATGATACAGGTTAATCAACCTAACACGATTTTCAGCAGTGCGAAATTCAGGAGATAGCATACGCCACCTGAACTCACACATTCCCCACATAGCTTCACGAAACAAGGAAGAATCAAATTCTGATTCATCTAATTCGAAAGCATTAGGATGCTTACTTAAACGTCGATACATCTTATTCCATCCACGATAAAACTTTGTGCCACCCACAAATGACCAGTGTTTATGAACCGAATCATACATTTTTTGATTCATATCACCATTCATCTGAGAATTGGCAACAACATGTTCTGATGAAGGACCAATGAAAGTTCGCAATTTATTCAAAAGCAATTTTTCCATAGGACGTATTTCTTCCTTAACATTATTTGTCCAGAAAATTGGTTTACAATCTTCCTTGGCCAAATCTTGCCAGTACTGAATACAATAATCACGAAAGAATCCTTGATAACGACAAGGACAAGTGTTTTTAGAAATTAATCTACACTCATCCAAGCATTGATCACAAAGATCCTGCCGGAATTCAAACAGTTCACGTTTGTTGCCAAACCAATGGCTCCACGGATATCCAGCTGAAGCACGTTTTTCAATATCAGATTCAATTTCAGACCAAGACTCGATTTGTTCTTCACGAGAACCTCCAAAGTCAAGTACTTTTGAATTAGACATCAAAATAAAATGCTTTTCAGCCCAATCAAGAGTCTCCTTCCACAAATCAATTCGCAACGCGTCGGGTTGCAACTTATCATATTTAAGAAGACTTGAATAGCCAGCAATTTTATTAGATTTTGCCAAACCATACTCGGTAAACAATTGATTAGGTTGCTTACCAAATTTTTCCCTACAAAATTTGTTGAAATAAGGATCATCCATAGACGCTTTCTTACCATCAGGACAAAAACGAAAAACTCGACCCGCATAAGCGAGGACTTTAACATTTTCAAGATAGTTCAAAGCATTAAGGGACGGCCCCCCACGAAAATAACTTTT